GCGCAAGGCAACATTCAGGCCAACGTTGACAACGTGAACGCTGTCTACACATCGGTAGCGGCTATGGGTCAACAAGTCGGCAACCAGGCATCCAGCAACTTTATGATGCAGGGCGTTGTGCTGGCTCAATCCATGCTGGTCGGACTGATCAAAGAGTTCATGCCCGCTGGCAAAAAGCGGCGTGAGTTGTTGGCTGCTATCAACTCGATGGTTGGTGATGCTGTCGGTGCGATGTCTGCGATTGGCAACGTTCCGATGCCTGAGTTTGCTGGGGCTCCTGCTCCTGCTGCTGGTGCGAATCAGTCGTTCACACCGACCCCGCAGAGTGATCTTGCTCTTGCCAATCTTGAGAATCTGATCCCGTCGCGGTTCAGTCCGTTTGGTGGTTTACCGTTCTTCGCTAAGGGTGGCATCGTTACCAGCCCAACTCTGGGGATGGTCGGCGAGGCTGGCCCCGAGGCGATCATTCCGTTGTCTCGTGGTAGCAATGCTGTTATTGGTGGCAACACTTATTCCATTACGGTCAACACCGGCGTTGGCGATCCACGCGTGATTGGTGAGGAAGTCGTGAACGTGATCAGCCGTTTTGAGCAGGCCAACGGCGCCGTTTTTGCGCGGGCATGATGAAGGTTGAAATTGCCTTTGATCTCAGCGCCAACGGTTTGGGCAACTTTTTTACCCTCGATGATTCACTGCGCGGCGTTTTGGATAACACCCTGTACGCCCTGGGCGGCGATGTTTTTATTGATGTGACCAACACGGTGCGGCAGGTTTCCATCAAACGAGGGCGCAACCGGCAACTAGAAAAGTTTACCGCCGGCAACGCCAACATCGTCTTGGATAATCGCAGCCGGGTCTATGATCCGACGAATACTGCCGGCCCGTATTACAATCAAATCTTGCCACGCAAACGTGTGCGGATCACTGACCAAGACCGGGTGATTTACACCGGCCAAGTTGCCGACTGGAACTTTGACTATTCGGTGTCAGGGGACAGCACGGCGCAGGTGTCATGCGTTGACGCCCTGACTCTGTTGGTTGAGCCATTACTGACCGCTGGCACGGAAACGGCGCAGCTCTCAGGCGCCAGGGTGTCGGCGGTGTTGGATGACATCGCGTGGCCAACGGCTGATCGGCGCATTTCCACTGGTCAAGTGACCTTGGATGATGACGTTGTGGGCAGCAATGTGAAGGCGCTGGACTATCTCAACAAGGTTGCACTATCTGACCCCGGCGCGTTGTTCGTTGGCGCTGACGGTTTCCTAGTGTTCCTTGACCGTGCCGACTTGCAGAATGCATCAAATCCGATTGTGTTTGGCACCGGCGGGATTCCCTTCACCGACATCGGTGTTGAGTACGGCATTGAGGAATTGTCTAACCAAGTGTCCGTCACCTACTACGGCGGCACCGCTGTTGCTGGCACCGCCGTGGCCATTGATGAAACCTCTGTTGGCCAGTTCGGTTTGTTTGACACGGATTACAACACGCTGCTGGCCAGTGATGCCGATGCGCAGGCGTTGGCTGACTTTCAGGTGGCGCGTTATTCACAGCCACAATATCGCGTGGACACAGTGAGCGTTGCCCTTGATGGAATCAGCACGGCAACGCAGCAAAGTGTGCTGGCCTTAGACCTTGGCGCCGTGGCAACCGTCACCTGGACACCCAACGGCGTTGGTTCGCCGTTGTCGCAAACCGTCACCATTGACGGCATTGACTTTGCAGCAACACCGGCTTCACGATCTATTTCATTCACGATGTCGCAGACTGCTGCCGGCTTCATTCTTGACAGTAGCGTTTTTGGTGTACTCGACACCAGCGCCTTGGCGTTCTAGAAAGGAACATCACAATGGCATATCCCTTTGCTGCCGCTGAGGTTTTAACAGCGGCAAACCTGAACGCCATGATTGGCGCACCAACGCAAAACAATCAAACCGGCACGACGTACACGCTGGCATTGTTAGATGCCGGCAAAACGGTCACCCTGAGCAACGCGTCAGCTGTGTCTGTGACTGTGCCGTTGCAATCATCTGTGGCATGGATCGCGAACACACAAATCAACTTGCTGAACATTGGCGCCGGCTTGGTCACCATCGCTGGTGCCGGTGGAGTCACAATCAACGGAACACCTTTGACGCTTGCAACATCCAAGGGGGGAAGTCTTATTCGCACAGCGTCGAATACTTGGACGTTCGTCCCTTTAGGTTCGGGCGCTAGCGCGCCCGTTATCTTTGACTATTTACTAATAGCGGGTGGCGGCGGTGGAGGTAATGGTGTTAATGGCGTATCTAACGGCGGCGGTGGCGGCGCTGGTGGGTATTTCATTTCAGGTGGTGAAACAACAGGCGGCGGCGGCGCTTCCCAAGCATCTGTTTCAATAACTCCTGGAGTAACTTACACAATAACAATTGGCAACGGTGGCGCAAGCGCTACCTCTGGATCAAATAGTTCAATTGCCGGAACGGGTTTAAGTACTATTACAGCGACGGGCGGCGGTAACGGTGCGACCACAATATCGTCAGCAGGTGACACAGGTGGCTCGGGTGGTGGTGGTGCAACGTCAGGCGCCGGCGGCGCTCGAACCGCCTCTCCCGTTCAAGGTTTCAACGGTGGTGCAGGTTTTACAGGCGGTAACGGCGGCGGTGGTGGTGGCGCGGGCGGAGCTGGTGTCGCTGGGGAAACAGCAACGGGTGGTGTAGGACTCACCTCTGCCATTTCAGGTTCGCCAACAGGTAGAGGCGGTGGTGGCGGTGGTGGCGGCATCACAGGTTCAGGCCGAACAGCCTCAGACGGCGGAGGCGCAGGTGCAGCAACTGGAGCCGGAACCGCTGGAACAGTGAACACAGGCGGCGGCGGTGGTGGTGGTAGCGGAACCACAGCTGGCAACGGCGGCCCAGGTGGCAAAGGTGTCAGCATTATTAGAACGTCAATTGAATCACTAGAAGCCACTGTGTTAACCGGCGGAGTGAGAACAACAACTTCATCCTTCCAAATATATACATTTAACGACTCTGGCACGATTGGGTGGTCATAATGGCGTCATTTGCAGAAATAGACAAAAACAACATTGTGTTGCAGGTGATCGGGATTAGTAACGACGTTTGCGGAGAACCAACTCTTGCATTCCCTGACACTGAGGGGGCGGGTCGCGCGTTCATAGCCAACACATTAAAACTGGCAGGTGAATGGCGGCAAACAAGTTACAACGGAAACTTCCGTGGAACCTACGCCGGCATCGGCTACACCTTCGACGCCGACGCTGACGTGTTCGTTGCTCCTGTTGAGCCTGAGGATGAATCGCCCATCGAGCCATGACCGCAGGCGAGATCATCAGCCTGGTCGCGGTGTCGCTGTCCATTGTGACAGCGGTGCTTGGCGGGCTGATGTGGGTGATCAAAGCGCAGGTGACATCTATGCGCCGTGACTTGCAACCTAATGGCGGCAACTCAACAAAAGATCAACTGAACCGCATCGAGCGTGACGTGATCGAAGTGCGGCACAAAGTTGATGACCACATCACTTGGCATTTGAAGGAGTAGACATGTTCACGATTAAGTTTTGGAAAGATGCAGGCGAGCGCGCCATCAGAACAGCAGCGCAGGCGTTGATCGCATTGTGGGCAACGGATGTGTCTGGTGTGTTGGCAGTGGATTGGGTGCAGGCTGGCAGCGTTTCGGCGCTGGCGGCTTTGATGTCAATCCTGATGTCTATTGCTGCCACTGGCGTTGGAGATCGTGAAAGTGCAGGCCTTACCAAGTAAGTCAACGAGAGGAACATCATGGCCAAATTGGTTGCAGGTGGCGTGACGTTACGAGATCAAATCAATGAACGATTCCCTGACAGGGACAAGTCCTCTGATGGGTGGGTCGGCGATGCTGCGCATGTTGCCCGTGCCAGTTTTCACAATCCGGACAAAAACGGTTGGGTTCACGCCTTAGACATTGACGAGAACTTTGGTATTGGCAAGTGGCGCAATGGGCGCAACGCGAAGGCGCTGGCCGATCAGTTGGTTGCCTATGCCGCCTCAGGTTTACCAGGTGCCAATCGTGTCTTGCATGTCGTGTATGAAGATCAGGTTGCATCGGGATCGTACAAAGCATCGTGGTGGAAGTTTCGTGGTGCAGGCTACGCCCATTTTCAACACATCCACATTTCATTCACTGAGAAGGCGCAAAAGGATGGCCAAGTGTGGCCGTTGCCGATTCTTGGCAAGACGTTGAAGCAACGCCGGGCGTGGGCGGCAGCATTGGCCGGCAAGTGAACTTGGCCAAAGACTTTGCAGCTGCTGGCAACAAGCCTTTGCGTTGTCACACATGCAAGGCGTTGGCAACATTAGGCACACCAGACCGTGAAGCGTTGCAGGCGGCGATTGATAACCGGGAACTTAGTGTGCGCGTGATCGTTGACGTCTGCGAAAAGAATGGAATCAACGTGAACACCAACAGCGTTTACGAACACCGTCAGGGTCGTTGTCCGAAACCATGACCCTTGCCGAGGCGCTGGCGGGTATGAGCCGCACGCCGAAAGTGTTGACCCTTGACATCGAAACGTCACCCGCGTTGGCCTACGTCTGGCAACTATTCGATGTCACGGTGTCGGTGTCCCAAATTGTGGAACCGTCGCGTGTGTTGTGCTACGCCGGCAAGTGGCTTGGTGAGAAGCGCACCACTTGCGTGTCCGAGTTCCATGACGGCAAGAAAGTCATGGTGCAGACAATGTGGGACATGCTCGACGAGGCTGATATTGTTGTTGGATACAACCATGTGCGCTTTGACATTCCCCACATGAATCGTGAATTTATGTTGGCCGGGTTAGTGCCGCCGTCGCCGGTACAGCACATTGACCTGCTCACTGTCATGCGCCGCAACTTCAAAATGATGTCAAATAAATTGGGCTACGTCACAGACGCCGTTGGACTTGAGACCAAGTTAGACACCGGCGGCCAAGCCCTGTGGAATCAAGTGATGGGTGGTGACCGTGCCGCCTGGGATAAGTTCCGGCGCTACAACATTCAAGACGTCGTGATCACCGAGCAATTGTTCACGCTGCTGGCGCCGTGGATTAAGTCACCCCACGCCGGCCTGTGGACAGGCGACATGTCGAGCTGCTATTCATGTGGGTCAACGCGGTTGGTTGCTCATGGTGTCACGCGGTCAAAGACTATGGCGTGGCCATTAACCCAGTGCGCTGACTGTGGCGCATGGAATAAAGTGTTGAAGTCTGGCGCCACAAGACCGGCATGA